GAGAGAGGGGGATTCGAACCCCCGTGCCGGTATTCGCCGGCAACATGATTTCCAAAAATATCATATAACCATAAAATACGATAAAATCTACAAATGTTTATGTATAGATGCGTATATTTTTATGCAAAAAATGATAAAGTGTCGTCAGAAGTGTCGTCACAAGATTAAAAAGAGCGATAATGATATCGCTCTTTTTGTATTACGCTTTATCCGCATCATTTTTTCTCACAACATCCATATCGAGCGTGACTGTTCCAATCAGGTCTTTCGTCACACAAAACTGATTCTTTGACTTCATACAGCCTTTAAACTCCTCGTCATACCACACGATCTCTATCGTATCGTTAGATATCCTTTTTATAGATTTTACATTTTCTTTATTCCGAACAAAGTAATCGATATAGTCATCTATATTTTTAAAACGTCCGTTGTTTTCTTCGACGTCCCAATCGAAATATTTAAAGCTTGTCCAGATATTACCTGAGTCGAGCTCTTCGACTTGAACATTTATTTGATTGTCTCCGATTCTATACACACTTATACGAATAATCCCTTCGGTGTAAATTTCTTTGAGATCGTCGTCACTGAAAATAAACAAATTCTTACCGATAAAAGAGGTAATCGGAGCCCCTTTTTGCTCTTTGTCGCTAACACAAACCTTAAATCCGTTGGCAAATTTTGTATCTATAATCTCGAATTTCTCGCTCATGTCGCGTTTTTTTGAAGACGCGATGGTGATTTTGCCATTTTCGCTTCCGCGCATATTCAGATTGAGATCTCCTTTTAAATCTTCGTAAAAGAAAATATTATTCTTAAAGTATTTACTCATTTTCTTTTCTCTCCTTATTACATTTAAAGTGTTTTTTACACTTTCGTATTCTCTATCTGTCATTTTTATAGACCTTGTCCGGGTGCCCGGGGGCAGTGTTCTTTTAGCGCCGGACCCTTTACGACGCCCGCCCCAACCTTTATTTTCTTTTTTTGTAGTCATTATATTTTTTCCTCCCATGAATCCACCGGAGTCAATGTTTTAGTTTGTCGATTTATTATCCCTAATATATCAATTTCCCCATCCGCACTAATACCGCAGGATTCCATCGTTGCGGTATTCATTTGCGTCGTATATTGTAAAATTCTGTAGACTTTATTTTTTCGATCTCGCATCTGTACTAAGTACGCGACCGTTATACTTCCCGCAAAGATAACATCCCACTCATCTTTTGTGTAATTTTTTCTTAATTCCTCATAAGCAGTAGCCCGCAATCTGTTTATCATTTTCTTAGTAACTTCCATTTTTCATTCTCCTTTTTTGTTTTCAATATATTCTTCAAGCAGATACTTATACTGTCTTATGCTGTCTTCGAGGTCGGTATTTCCGCACTGTTCTTTCATATCTTCAATGGCGTCTTGATCATCAATTTCTTCTTCCAGTTCATCGCAACGTTCCTGCATTGCAATGAGATTTTTCCACCAGTTATACTCATCTTCCGTCATTTCATAGGCGTCAACATCATCGTTATACGCCGGCATCGGTCCAAATCCTACCAAGTCTTCGGTATAATCGAGTCCGTTTTTCCGGTAGTTGAGATCCCTGATTTCGTTATTTCTGTCCGTAATTGCAATTTTCATTTCTTATGCCTCCTTTTTTTAGTACAAATCATCCGTGGCGATTGCCCACAAATCCGCATCTGATGTTTCTTCGTCTGCGTTCGCGATTCCGCAGCGGGTATATCTGTTCCCGCTTAGCTCGTACATTTCATATCCGCGGTCTACTCTTTCAAATTTTATTGTCCGGCTTCCATCTGTTAAAATTCTTCCGCCTTCTTCGATTCCGATGTTTCTAATCATTTTGTTTTCCTCCTATGGTTTAAATAATTTGTGGTGTTTTCCCTTTCTTGATTATATATTACTATATCATCTTTGATTAGTCAATACATTTTCAAGTTGTTTTATTATAAATTATCTTTATATCGTGCAATAAAAAAAGGCGGTTTCCCGCCCAGTTAATTACTTAATTTGTCCACCAGCCAGCCCGTCGCTACTGCCCCTGCGATGTATGACCAGAGGTTTCTTTGCCGTTTCGCAAGCTTCACGTCATGCGTCAGCTCATCTATTTTCTGCGTCAACTTGTCTAAAGATGTCTGCAGCCTCGTCAAGTTCTCTTCTGCTGTCTGCAATGAGATCTCTGCACTCTGCAATTGTTTCTGCGTTTCTATCAATTCTTTTCTGCACTCTGTCAGCTGATTCTGCAGCTCGGTCAACTCTTGAGATGCTTCTGTCGAGTTGCTCTCCAGCTGATTTAATTTGCTTTCCAGCAAATCTAACCGCATCTGTTGATTTTGTGCTATACTCTTGAGCCTCTCGTACTGCGTCCTTTGCATCGTTACCGTTTCGACTGCCTGCGGTGCCTGTGCACATGAGATAGACAAGCACGGCGCAGACAGCAATGACAGCGCAAGCAACAGCGATAATCTTTTTCTTCTCATACATTTTACACCCCGTTCTCTAAATACCACTGCGCTTTCACGCGGAGAATATCTCCGCCGGTCCCTATTTTATCTTCGTCGCACAGCTGCTCTAAATCCCAGCGGCAATCAGGATCTCCGCTGTACAGCCCGTAACCATCGTCATTAGCCGCCTCCCCGTGCGTCATAAAATGTTCCCTGTCGATCGGATTTTCAAAAACATCGGCAATAACCGCAAACATCTTCGCTAAAGTTTCGATTTGCGCGGCGGTCGGCGGGTATTCGCCTAAGTCGTTCGGGCGGGCGTTATAGCAGCAGCACAGAGCAATTGCAATGCTTCCTGTGTTCCTGTGATATGTTGCCCGCGGTACTTCATCGAGCGGTCTTGTGTAGATGATCTCTCCATCGCCGTCAACATTAAAATGATAATCTCTAAACGTCGTAAAATACTGCCCTGCCGACCAGTGTCCGTAAGTTGTTGCAGGCCACGGAAACTGATAAAAATAATCCCGTTTATCGATGAGTTCTTGTTTAAATTCGGCTATTGTCATCTCTACGCACTTCCTTTCTTGTTTCTTTTTTTATTTCTTTTTCTGCGGCGTCCGGTCTTCCGTCATGATTCTTGTCTACACAAAAGATGCTTACAAAAGTAAAAGCACCGACTACCGCCGGTGCTGTAAATTCTTTGAAGAAGTTAATAAGTAGTGTCGTATTTGCTACTCCCGTTCGATAAAAATCGTGTATCCATGCCGCAATTACCATCAGGAATAAAATGATAAGTCCAGCTCCGTACACATAAACGATCTGCATCGAGGTTCGAACTTTCCCTTTTACTTTTGGCATATATTGTATTGCGGTGTTCCATAGCTTTTTAAACATATCACACCGCCCTTCCGATTAATGCAATAACTACAGAAATAATTGTTGAAATCAAGCCAGCAACTTTATAAATGTTGTCAATTCTGTTATGAGCTGATGCCGCGGTTTGTTCAGATCGTGCCTGCGCAATTTGCAATGCAGTAATTTCAGGAAGCATTCTAACGAGCATGTCAAGTTTCTCTTCCATTTTTGCCATCCGTTCTACAAATTGCATTGTTATTTTTTCTCCGTCATTTCTTTCCATCGTGCACCGCCTCATTATTTAATACGTTTCCAAAAATGCACTTTGTACGCCGGCGGCTGTACGGTGCTTGAGTTTCCGTAAATATTGTTTGATTTTGATGCGTCAAGATTGATTGATCCAAAAGGCTTCCCGCCGCTTCCTTTAGCAATTGCACCACTTGAATCATTCGGATCTTCTACCACTTTTGTTATAAATGCTCCGTTTTCTTTATCCCATGTAATCCCATCTCCGTTATCGAGAGGACGGAGCCACACTTTACCAGTGATATTTGGCAGTCCGGATTCTATCGTTTGTCCTGCACCGTTCGATGTACCTTGTAGCACTCTATCTTGTGCAATTTCTTCCCATGTTGCTAAGCCGTCTGCTTCACCCGGCTTTTTCGCGTCATCGGTTGCTGTTGTTACTACTATGCCGATCGGATAGAGTATGTCAATCATTGCTTTTAATCTTTTGTCCACTACTCGGAATTTCGCGCTTCCATCTGTGATTTCCTGCACTGATATAGTTGATAAATTAGGTTCGGTATTTCCCGTGGTTCCCGCTTGTGTGCACTCAAGATGTGCCCATGACGGGAGTTTAGATGAATAAACGATATCGCCGACTTTATATGCTTTCTTGCGTTGCAGCCGATTGACAAATGACGCCGTGGATTCCAAATCCGTCCGATCTGCCTTTTTGTCTACTTTTGTCGACACGGTTTCTAAATCAGATTGATTTGCTTTCTTACCAATTTGATTAGAGACCGTTGTTGCGAAGTTCGGGTCATTGCCGAGTGCGGTTGCCAGTTCATTAAGCGTATCAAGAGTTTCCGGTGCGGCTCCGACAAGTCCAGATACCGCGTTTTGCACAAATTCTGTATTCGCGATTGTTTTAGAACTGTCACCTGTCGGTGCCGTTGGTGCTGCACTCGTACCTGTCACCGCTAATGACTTTGCTTTGAGATTATCATTATCCGCCGATTCACTTTTTTTATATAGATACTCAAGATCATTTGCGACGTAATCTAAAATACCGTCATTCCCCTTCGTGCAAAACGGCGTGTTTTTCCCGAAAGCTCCAGGTTGTATGATGTTGTCATTCTCATCTCTTATTTCCGGATGTTGAAATGTCTGCGGTTTCATTCGGATACCTCGGCTTTTTTAATCTCCAGCGTGACCGTATCTCCGTAGTTCAATTCATCGGTTTCTTCTTGTGACGTTGTTGACATAGCATAGACTTCGCCGGTGTCCGGATTGTGAAAGCTAAACGTCGTCAAAACCCCGTCGTTCTGTGGATATGACACTTTACCGTTGACTTTGCATGTTCTTTTCATGATTTTTTCTCCTTTTTAGTAATTTGTAACATCGATCACCATATAATTAAATGCATCATAATGATATGAATCGCCGGATCCGGGGAATCCCGTTGCATAGTACATAGATAACGTTCGTACCTGTACTTTCCCATTGATAATCGCTGGGAAACTTACTTCCGTTATACTACCGCCAAACTCTCCCTTTGTTTCTGTATAAGCTATATCTGATCCGATCTGGCATATGGCATACTTATTTGTTGCCGACGGCAATGTATACCCTGTTGGTCCAAAATGTCTTACCCTCATATATTCTTTAGTGCTGTCAAATACGCAACATCCAACGCTGTTAAATACTTGTAAGCCGACTCCACTTTGTGCTGGTGTACTCGTGTCAAGGCCGAACACATAAGCATATACATCCGGGTATGCATTTCTAAAATCTTCAATATCTAATATTTCGTCATCGGTATCCTCATCTTCGCTGTACTCTACACCGCGAAACTCAATTCGTTTTGCCTCGTAATCATAATCTTGAATTATCAACATATTGTTGTTTGAAGTCATACCACCCACCGCAACGAGGATTTCATCTTTTGCGAGATCTAATACGGGCACATCTCTTCTCACAATTTCTACCGTTTTTAAATCTATCAATTTTATTTTTCGCTTAAGTACAAGATTCTTGTATGTCTGGTTAACAGTTAACTTATTATCGCCGTTATATACTGTAATTCCCGCACTTGTCATGTTAGTACACCCCGTATAAAAGAACCATAGACAATCGTTTATCAGCTGGATATGATCCGTAATCCCACGATATGCTTTTCCCATTTTTTGTTATTGTCGGCATATGATACTCGGTATGAATTGACGGAGTCAATGGCGGTGTTTTTATATTTAGCGGATAATACCACAAATCCCCATCACTTAATTCGTCGTTAGTAATACTTCCGTTCGTTCCATTGATTTGGACTACTCCGAGATATTTAACCAGCCTGTCGGTAACATCTAATATGCATACCCCATTCTCATCAAAAACTTGTAATCCTTGCGGCATATACTTAATTGTCACCTCTTTCTTTACTCCGTCTTTAACTATGTACCCTTTACTTTCTATCGGTACTTTTACCGTAATTTCTGTATGATCACCGTTGTCATCAGGCTTTTCGTCCTGCGGCTTTTCTACGTCGCCCCGTTTCTTCTTTTTCAAGCACGCATACACGACAACGCCGACAACTGCAACTACAATTAATGCATAGTACATTTCAGCACACTCCTATTCTTACTCTCAATCTACCTTCGCGATCATAAACTTCAATGCTTTCGCTTGTTTTCACAATCTTCATTTTTGCCACACTCCCATCCGTACTCTTAACATATTGTTACTGTCATACACCTCAATCAGATTGTCTTTAATTTCGGTTCTTGCACCGCTTGTTTTCGTCCGCAATGTACCGATATTTGCTGTGATTGCTGATAACGATGTAACCGCCAGCTTATCAGCTGTAACCGCTTTTGCCGCAAGCATTCTTGACACAATGACGTTGTTATCTATAACCGTAGTGCTCTTGATGTGCAGATACTTTCCGTCTATTGTCGTCGTGGTCGGTGACACGTTAATCTGATTAATGACATCGCCTTTTTGCACTCGTAGATTGATTGCGTCCTGCATTTGAGCGATGGCGCTGTAGTTAGCTTTTGCAAGCATGAGGTTTCCGAGATTAGAGACTATTGTAGTTACGTCTTGCTTTGCAATAGCGCCGTCGTTGAGCTTTTGCTTAACTAACGCATCTACTTTCGCAAGACTGACCGCTTCATCTTCGAGCATGTCTTTACTGATTGAGATTTTGACGACAACGCGGCTTTCTCCGGATTTCTCGCCTTCGCCGAATAGGTCATAATAAGTAATAGAGACATCATAGATTCCTGCGCCGCAAGTATGACTGTAGCTGTTGTTTTCGGTCTTGATTGTCTTTTGCCCGTCGGTGCCACTGATGTAAATGTTCATTCCGGCACAATCTTTGGGGATTGCTTCAGCTGTCAGCCCGAAACCGCCGATTGTACTCGTAAGCACAGGCGGATTCGGTTTCTTCGGTACCGGCTTGTTATACTGCAGTATCGCCGGGGCGGAGTATTTTCCGATTGCAGATTTTGCATATAGATATAACTTTCCGCTGCGTTCAGTTAACGGTAATATAGCGGACAGGTTGTTTGTCCGGGCTAACAATCCCGATGTTTCAGCACCAGCGCTATCATCCGTCCGGACTTCGTAAAACGCAATGTCGGTATTCGTGACTTCTTTCCAGCTGGCAGTACAGACAGACCCGAAGTCTATTCCGAATCCGTCGGGCGTGTTCGGGATTTCTGTTTTGAGAGCGACAAGAATTTTAAGCTGCGGCGACGTATCCGGGCTTGTTGATTCGCCCCATTCGTCTTTTGTGCAAACTGCGATCAGGTAGGTATCGCCGACGATTGCCTGCGGTATGACAACTTGGTCTTTTCCGCTGCCGCCAAATGTCCACTCACCGTTAAAACCTAATTCCGACCCTTTGGTGCCCTCTTTGATGACCAAATCTTTTGCTTGCCCGTTGCTGGTTTTGTACCAGACATCACCCTGTAAATAGCTCTGCAATTCAGGCGGTGTCCAGCTGACAACGATATCATAGCGAGATACGCCATCGGCAAGCTGCCTGTATCGGTTATATGCTGTGATATTCGTAACGGGCGGGATGTAGTACGGAGCTAATGTATATTCATATGCTCTAACTTCGGACAGATCCTGCTGACCAGCCCCGAAGATGTTATATGAGCAGAATTTTAAGTAAATCTTTTTACCGATATCGTCTTTTGTAAACGGTACTTTAAACACAGAATTATCCAGCCTGACAAAATCCGTATCTTTTGCGTGCAATCTTATTGTTGTATTGCACTGGCCGCGGTACAATCCTGATAGTAGCCACGCGCCGTTTGACTGCAGATTGGCGTTAACGTAACTCATGCATTCACCGTCTATCCAGCAGAGCGTATTCTTGCGTTCTGCGTCCTGCGGCGTACCGCTAAGCAGCTGATCATTACATGTTACTATTGCTTGATTGCCGGATGGGTGATTCGGCATCGGTGACAACGGCTGTGTTAATTTACCGCACCGAGCAGAGCCTGCAATCTGCCCGACTGTACGATAGTTCGTGTTGTCGTCGGAGACGTACACAGTACATCCGCCCCAGCCGTCGGTTTTACCTTTTGCCGCTATCCAGAGCTCCAGTCCGTCAGATGTTAAATCTGCAGGCGGTTGGAAAATAACGGGAATGGTGTCCGGAGCTGTTTTGTTGTAGTCAATATACGGCCTGTCGTTTGCATGTACGTTGTACTTTGCGGCAGGATAGTCTCCCGGCGCTCTTGATATCGCGGTTACCGTCAGACATCCGTCGGTGCCTTCTGTGATACCGTTGACCACTGCTACCTGTTCAAATATCCCTGAATTTTCATCGGTCAAGCGAACTAAATCGCCGACTTCTAATTGACAGAAGCTCCAGTCTAATTTAAATGTATACTGCGTTCTTTCGTACTTGTTGTTTCTTGCTAATTGTTCGGCAATTTTAACTGCCCGTTCTTTCGTGTAGACATAATGAGCATTCGTTACGCTGGCAGCTCTTACGCCGTAGTTCTTGATGTCTTCTGTAAATTCATAGCTGACTGATTCTTTTTCGTAACCGTTTGCCCGATTAATAAATTCCACCGGGAACTGATTATATACAGCAGAGCTATCTTTTCTTTTATACGTTACAAGAGCTCCGCCGGTCTGCGGTAGAAAATCATCCGCCGTAAGATCGTAGACAACCGTTTTATTCGGTGTCCAGTTGCCTACTGGCCTATCTGCCAGCGGTACGATCTTCAGCTTGTCATTTGACCAGAACACATAAGCATTGGTCAATTTTGCGATTTCATTTACAACTTCCCGAGCGGCTTTCGCGTCTTCGTCGGGCGGTGATGAAATAAGCAGGTCGGCTTCTTTGCAGTATTTTCGGTAGTTTTCCAACCCGATAATCTGCATGTCTTTTTTACCGATTTTATCAATTACGTATCTGATGTAGTCGGCAGGATTGACATCAACGCCGTCTCCAGTCTCTAATAGCCTGCCTTTGACCTCAAAATTGTACGACGGCATAGATCCCGAATCACCTAAATCAATGACTCCTGCCATGTATGCCAACCCCGGATACGGAAGTGCCTTATCCGGGTGCTTACCTTGCGTATATGCCCAGGGCTGTTGATTTTCTTTCCCATCAAACATTGTCAGCTGAATGTCATCTGCCGGGTAATTGTGTACATTTTTACCGATCCATACTTTGCCGATTCCGGAAATGGGACCCTCGCAGAGTCCCAAAATTACGGCTACCGTGTAGGTATAAGTAATGCTGACCTGCTTAGATTTACCGCCCTTCCCCGCTTTGTGCGTTTCGCGGTGCTCGTGGGCGGTGAAATCATCATAGCAAATTACATTTCCCGCGGTGCGCACAGTGCCGATAATTTCAGGTACAACTGCGCCGTATTCCGCGGTGTTGACCGTAAATTCACTTATCTTATTCGCTCGCGTTGTCGTTGTTTTTCCGCGAAAAAAGCTCATTGTCTCACCTTCTTTTTGTTAAATCGGTAAATGCCGCGCAAGCGGCTCCTGCCTTTTGCATCAAAAAACATCACATCAGAAAGGTCTGTCATGACCACGCCTCTATCTACATAAGCATGAATAACCCGTCCTTTGCCGACATAGATAGCGCCGTGGGAAATGCACCGTCCAAATTGATATAATAAGAAATCTCCGGGTTGCATGTCTTCCACCTTGTCGCAATGCTTCTGCACATATCTCAAAAACCATTCTTCGCTATGATGCAAATGCCATTCGTTCGAGTACGGCTCAATCGGGATACTGTCTTTTTTCAGCAATCCTGCATCTTCTACGCAGCCCACCAGGAGCATGCCGCAGTCTACTCCTCGGCCTTTTACTTTCGCACCGTTGATATGCGGCGTGCCCAGCCATTCTGCAGCTGCTTTTGCTATCTTTTCCCCGTCTGTCATAAGAGTACCTCTCTTCTCGGCACGAACGGCGCAATCAGCGTCGCGGCATCCGTTTCTTTGCTGTAGATAACGCCGTCTTCGTTCGTTGTATAACTTCCCTGCGGATAATATCGACGGACCGGAAACTCCATATTGAGCCCCTGCGTTTCTGCTTTGACAGACAGTTCAATTTTGATGCCGCCTGCGGATTTGACCTCGACGTTTCCGCCGAATAGATCGATAGCACCGACAACCGACTGATTGCGGAAGAAGCATCTCCGGAGATACAGCTTAGCTCTGTCAAGCACTCCGTTGTGCGCCGCTTGTAAGAATGGCAGTCCTTCCAGCTTGTCGTTAATATCCGCCTGGACGGTAACGGTCATTGTATCAACTACAACACAGTCGTGGATCTTGACTTGCTGCCGTTTAATCAGTAACGCGTTGTGCAAATACATATGTCCGCCAAAAGATATATCCATATCTGTATCGGCATAGTAATACTTATTGCCGTTAAACAGAACCAGCTCATACAAGTCGCACGACGTTATGTTCTTTTCCGTTTCTAAGTATGTTTTTAACGATTCATTCACTGTTTTCATCGTACAGTCACCATTTTAAATGTCTTTGACTTGTTAAAATCAATAAAAATATTCTCTGTTTCTATGCCGTCATCAGCAAGCATAACTTTCCAGTAGTATGTGTAATCTGCGGTGATTTTTGCGGTGCTTGCCGGCGCTGTTTTAAACTTCACCAGCCCATCGATAACGGTATAAGCATTGCTTTCTTGTTTCACGCCGTCTACATATACCGTCACTTTTTCGATATACTCGACAGGTTCTACATAGTCGCCCATCTTCATAACCGCTTGATAAGTTCCCGCAGTAATAAGCGGTAATTGTATCCCTTTTTCTTCATAGTCTTCAGGATCAAGCCACAGAAAAGGGGTATGCGCACCTTTTAACAGTGCTGCAAACCCCATTAGTTTTCTTGCTTCCGCGTTGGTCAATTTAACCAGCTTTGCAGTAATAGTCCATTCCGGATATAGTTGATTTGTCAGCGTGCGGACTTTCCCGCTTCCCGATTTCTGTACTTGCGTATTCCATTTTTGCCTTTTTGTACTTGAATAAGCGAGTTTACGTAAAGCAGGAAATTTTCTTAAAATCATCCGAACACCCCGCTCTCTGATGCAAAACCCTGTAAATCGTCAAAAAGGAACTGTTTTATCTTATCGCCGTAGCTCTCGCGCAGTAAATCGAAAAAGGTTGCCGGATCGAGAGCGCTGACATTGAATTGAATCGTCGGGCGACTGATTTCGGAAGAGCCTGAAGAACTGCCTACCGCTCCGCCTTCGGCAAAGTGCAGAGCCTTTCCTTCGTTCAGCATGTTTAATGTCGGAACGCCTATCCTCGATACCGCGTCGGCATTCAGCACGTACTCACCGTTAGAGAGCATGGCCGGGATACTATCAGAGACAGAAGTACCGCTGCCATTGACAGCACCTCCGGCGGCAAGCTGCGCAATACCCGACGCCGCTTTAGCAATACTCATTTGTCCTGCTACAATTGCACCGGCTCCAGCTGCAGACCACGGATTAGCGGCGATAAGAGCTGCCGTCGCGTTGGCCGCCATGATACCAGTTTTCCCTGCCTGTGCGGCCGCTTGCGCTTTAGCATTTGCAATTTCAGTAGCACTGTTCGATGCTGAAAGTGATTTGATAATTCCTAAGTTTGCGATGGCCTTTTGTAGTACATTTTTAATTAATGTGTTCAATAAAGTGTTTCCTAAATTCATAAAAACACCCGCCAGTGATTGTCCCTGTGTGATGCAGTTAGCAATTCCACTTGATAACTGTGTTTGTACTGTATTTGCCATCGAAGCGAATGTTTCTTGCATATACGTTCCCCATTCGACAGCCTGCAGCATCATCTCATCGTGCAGAGCGGTGCGGACTTCTGATAGCGCTTGTTCATTTGCAAGAGTAGTAGCATAGCTTTCCCCTGTAATAGCGTCTTTTTCCGCCATCATTTCTGCATATGCTTGCAGACTTTCAGCATTATTAGCTAATTCAAGCTGATGTTTCGCATTCTGAACAGCCAGTTCACGAGATAGCATTTTTTCTTGTGTCTGCTGATTCAGCTGATCTATCGCCGCCTGTGCTTCTTGCTCAACAGCTACCCGGCTACTTGCCGCTTCCTGCGCTGCTTGTATTGCCTGATTCTTGTTGCTTTCATAATCAGCGGTCAGGTTATTTTTCTTAGCAAGAAGCAGGTCAAGATTCTGTTGCCCGTTATCTCCGGCGGTACCATTGTTGATCTTTTCCTGTGCTTTAGCAATTTTCTCCGTCAGAGCCGCAAGCTGTGACTGATAAGCAACCGTCTTTTCTCCTGTTTCGGAATACTCTAATGCTTCTTCGTTTGCCTTTTTTTGGAACTCATCAAACTTGGCCAGTGCGGCACCGATAGATTGCGCTTTCTCTCTCGCCGCATCAAGGAGTTTAGTGTAAGCGCTTACTTTATCGGTATCCACCTGTGACTTGATTTCCATGCGGATTTTTGAGACAGCAGAACTATTATTCTTACCCATTCCGTAAGCGTCGGCAATAGCCTTGCCGATTTTCGCCAGTACCTCATCACGAAGAGGAATAACCGCTTCCGGTCCTGCTTCACCGACAATAGCCGGAGTGCCATGTTTTAACTGCCCGCCATTGGCCAGTGGAACCAAACCACCAACAAGACCACCAGATGCCATGCCGAATACGCCGCCTTTAGCGTACCCGTCGCCGGACTGTCTTACACTCTCTATAGTTTCTTTTTGAATACGAACTAATGTGTCAATCGGATGTGACAAGAAATCTTTCAATCCTTGCCACATGTTTTTTACCGTATCAATGGCACTCTGGAACTTTGTCTTTATCGCATTACAGCAGCTATCGACAAATGAAGAAATACCGGACATCACTTTATTAGCTACATTCTTGAGATAATCCCAGTTTTCGACAACGAGTACTATTGCTGCTACGATGAGCGATAGTGCAGCAAGAATCGGATTTGACATGCACGCAGCACGGAATAACAATGCCGCCCCTTTTGCCGCAATAAAAGCATTTCGAACCATAGCTATCCCACCGGCAACAGCATTCCAAACTCCGACAGTTCCGGCAATACTCGTGATGACTAATATTAGATTTTTGAGAGCTTCAGAATTTTCTGTAACGAATTTTCCGATTTTTTGAAACCCAGTAACCATTGCGTCAACTACCGCACCCATCGCTGGATCAATCTCCGTCAGCTCATCAATGATAGCCTGCTTAACACCAACATCTTTCATTGCCTCTTTGATGTTCGTTACATGCGTTTTAAATCCTTGCGCAAGCTCTCCAAGTGCATCGAGACCACCTCTCACATCAAATGCCTCACTGATGATGTCACCGACAGCGGCCATACTGTTTGTAGCCGCTTCTTCTATGTTTGAGAATTTCCCCATCAGTGTGTTTGCGAGACTTTCCGCAGCGCCACCGGTTTTTTCAGCCATCGCTTCAAAGAGCATATCCATAGCTTCTTGCGTAAGCTGCCCTTGAGAAGACATCTCTTTTAATTCAGCTACGGATAGCCCCATTTTTTCAGACAGCAATTTCCAGGCAGGGATATTGGCATTTGTCAACTGCATCATGTCCTGTGCGCCAATTCTGCCCGCCATCTGCATTTGTGCAAGAGCGGTATTAGCACGGTCGATTTCATCTGTCGTGAGACCGTAAGCGGAGCCTAAATCTACAATCTTTTGAATTTTTAATGCTGCCGTGTCTACATTGTCGCCAAGATTGACCCATGCCCGAGCCATCGGCATAAGCTGCGTTGTATCGTAAGCGGACGCTTCACCAATCCCCTGAATAGTTTTGATCAGCCTTTCAGCTTCACTGTTTCCGAGAGTAAAGGATAGCCCTTTCTTAAGCAGTTCCATATTAGCTGCAGCTTGCAAAGCGGCCTTTCCCACGCCGACAATAGCGCTTACGGTAAACGCCGCAGACACAGCTGCACCGACTTTAGCAAGAGTTCCCGGAATGGATCCTACATCCTTGTTAAGCTTTTGTACCTCTTTGTCGGCATTTTTAGCACCAGCCGCTAAATCATTCATTGAACTGTTGGACGCTTTAACTTTAGATACACTCTGCAGCGCGCTTTTGACCTTGTCCGTTTCTCTGACAGCCTGTCCGCCATCTGCAGAAATAGTCACTTTTATATCATGATTTGCCATCGAAATCCCCCCTTTCTGCTCGTTTCACTAATTTAATCGCTCTTTCGATATCTGCATTTGTCGCCTTTTTTCCAAAGACATCAGGAAATAATTTTTTTACAGTAATCGGACGTTTCGGTGCCCGGGTGCCACCGTTGATAATCGGAACCGTCAGCAGCGATCCAACAAAGATTTTTTTGTTATTCACACGGCGGGCATATCCGTTTGCCCGCATGTTAATTTCATACGGAGTAGCACCTCCGATTTCTGTCGATGTCATCTTCAATTCGCCGTAACATACCGGCAAAACAGCCAAGAAATAATCAGCAAGCGTTTTTATTTCTTCTGTTTCGCCAGTTTCTCGTTTTTTTGTGTATCCTCACCAACATCGATGTCATCAATCCCCAGCGTTTCAAGTAAGTTTTTGGTGCCAGTGGGCCCTAAAATTCCGCAGGCAGCAATGGCAGCGGTGTAAAGTTTAATTGTTTCATCGAGACCCGCTTCGCGCATATACCCCATCACGAGCGCCTGCGCCTCCGCGCGATCCATGATTTCTCCAGCACACTTTAGCCCAATCCAAAATGCATCAATTAAAACGCTCAAAGTCGGAATCGGCTGATTTGTAATTGTAGCCAAAAAACCGCCCGGCATTCTTGCTTCCAGCTGTTCAAGTCCGGATAAAGTAAAAAGGAGAGCGTGTTCGCTCTCCCCGACTTTAAACCAGACTTTCCGTGTAATTCGGTCAAGTCTCATATTAGCCTCCAATTGTTACCGTAGCACCGGTCATTACGCCTTTTACATCTGCAACCTTCGTAACTTTTTCGTAGAAAGTCGGCGCGCCGATACCTTTTAGCTTAATTGTGAATGTAACCATGTCATCATGTGGCGTGGTGTCCGAAATATCAGTAATAGAATACCAGTTTCGTTCTGCAGTACCGTCTGTCGTGAAATATCTGCAGATATCCACTACCTCGCTCTTGATAAATGCATCTTTCAATGCAGCATAAGCTTCATCGGCTTTTGTTGCGATACATTCAAGAGAAAGTTCAGTAGATCTAATCCCGGCATAGCTTTCCCCCCAACCGCCTGAATCTTTACTATTTGCGTCGATTTCATCGGCACTCATAGATAAATCAGCAGTAGTCTGTCCGCCGAACAAAGACCACTGCGGTAGTGCTTCTGTTGCACCAGTTCCGTAGTTCAAATACGCAAGGACATCTTTACCCTGAATTTTGCCGGCATTCGCACTTCGCGTTGCTCTTACTTTTCCAGCCATATTTCATTCTTCCTTTCTTTATAACCATTCGTTTACTTCATATTTCAAAATTGCGGCCCCGGCATTGTCTCTCACGCCGGGTGCCGTTCCGAAAACAATCTTTTTAACAGTGCTATTTTGCACCGTACCATTAAGATCAAAATTATCTAACAACGATTCACGCACTCGCATAGACAGCTCATCAACCTTTACCGTTTTGGAATCCGGAACAATAAGATAGATACTGTATTCTATGGCAGCGTATTCACCGCCTTTTGTCGGACTTTCAAAGCTAACCTCATCAGCGGTAACCGTTCCCGATGGTTTGACGGGAGTGACGGGCCCGTTCAATTCAAAAGACCAATCGATATTCGGAAATGTTTTTTTCAGATAATCTTTCAGTGCTTTTGTTATTTCTCTCAAGCTCGACTGATTTTCACTGTACGTGTCCATGCCCCCCGCTCTCCTTCCTCATTGGTATCCGTTTCTTTCATAAAATCTGCCCGCGTTAATAGTTTTGTGATATCTTCCGCCTGTTGCCGATAAAGCTTATATTTCCGCTCATAAACGTCATCTTGCCGATTTCCGTCTATTGCAACAGTAGGATCCGTACCGACAAGAGAAAGGCAACAATCACGGCAGGCAATCAACACCGCAAGCCTCTTAGTCAAAGGACGCACCACGGCATTCAAAACGCCGTAAACGGCTGCCAGACGGTTCATGTGTTCGTTTGCTCCTGCGATCTGTTCTGCAGTCACGCGCCCGCGCAAAACCTCATCGGCAATATCGGATTCTTTTACAAATTCAGCCATGTGTCACCTCTTTACCAATTCCGTCGCGATATCTTCTTTTGCCAGTTCGGCATAACGGTCAAAAGTATTCAGTACCTCTCTTTTTTTGTCATCTGCCGCGGTGTATAAGAACGGATCACCTTTATATCCCGGATGATTTACAGACCGGGCAAATTGAAAAGCGCCGTTCTTCACCCACCGCAGTGCTTTTTTTCCATTCGGCACGATTCGGTGCGGAGCACTACCGTTATGTACAAATCCTGCATAAGCGGCTATGCCGTTATCGATAAACACCTCACCGGATAAATCATTTAACATTCTTGTATTAACCGCTCTTTCGAGCTGTCCAGTCCTTGATTTAAACCTGTGGTTATCCTGTGCGTACTCTGCCACAGTTAAAGTGCTTTCTTTAACCGCCTGCCTTAGCCGCTTCTTGAAGATATCCGCGGTACTCATTCTGCATCAGCTGCTTTTGCTCTTGAAGAACGTGACCTTTTCGGTTTCTCCTGTGTTTCCTCGGACTGTTCCTCGGCTTCAACGTCGGTTGCAGGAGCCTCTTCAGGAGCTACCGGCTGTACTTCCGGCTGTACTTCCGGCTGTACTTCCGTAGCTTCATCATCAATAACGGTATACCCATGCTCTTTGAACCATTCAATCAAATAGGCGTCAGAAGTTTCTCCGACGCCTTTAACGAATGTCACAGAAGCGCTTTCACCGTTATAATCCTTATTCGGTGCTATAATCTGTGCCATTTTGTACCTCCTTATTTAATCTTGATATTTCTAAGAACCGCTGCCGCTTTCGTTGCTTTCAGTGCGACTGCGGCCACCATTTCTACCTCGCCCGACTTTACGGCTCCAGATGTCTTGAAATCAGGCAGCCATGTCTGAACGGGTGCTACACCCGCCATCGAAACAGCATGGAATCCGTTAATGCCGAAGCGTACTGCGTAGAGAGACGTTGTGCCCTTGGCCGTATCAATCGGCACAACGGGATCATTAGACCCGGATTTTGCGCCGAGATTGACAATCGGAATGCCGTTATAAGTGAGTACAGGGCGCCCGAAATCATCCTTCGTTTCTGTATAAGCTACCGCACGACGAGCGACGGCTTTAAATTTCGTGTAGAGTGCTGCGTTCATAAGAAGCGCGGACGGCTCGCCATCCATTAGTCCTAAGCATTCATCGAGAGTGTCGAGGAATGTCTTATAGTTACTGTCAATAGCAGACCCGGAAGACAAGTCAATTGCCGCTGCGGGTTTGTATTCCGTAGAAGACCCGGTCAGCGCTTTTTCAAGCCCGTCAAATGCTTTGTTGTTCGTTCCGGTGTCGCCATTGATAACGGTATCGTTCCAAAGTGCGGACGCAGCTTTGATTTTCTGTTGCATTTGGAAAGTTACCTCATTCTCGACACCGCCCATCTTCGCAATGACGCGGTCTACTTTGTATGAGCCGCCGAAAATCGCCAGATTGACGGATTTCTGTTCTTTTTCGGCTTCCTGTGCAGTGTACTCTTCGTTAACGGCTCGGAAGTCAGCTTTCGGCTGTGTTTTCACGCGGTTGTATGAGTAGGTCAGCGTAGCTCCGCCGCCCACGGGGGATACTACGTCAGCAAAAATAATATGATCCCAGATAAAATTTGATTTTGCGTACTCATCGATGGTCATTGCCTGAAGATCATCCTGTACATTGAGTTTTGCCTGTGCTAAAGTTACCGGCATGTGTTTTTACCTCTCTTTTCTTTAAAAAAAATTACTTATTCAATGCAGCCGCAACTGCCGCCTGCAGCCCCTGCGGCTGTGATTGTCTCCCGCTTCCGCCGTTGCCTCCGCCGCTCCCCGGATTCTGCGTGTCTTTTACCGCCCACGCATTATCTTTCAGCCAGCCTGCGGCGCCATCTTCGATAGAGACTAATTCATTTTTGGCATTTGTGAATTTGTAAGTACCGTCTTCATCCGCTTTGATAGAGCCTACCAAGATTTTTGCGATTTCCGATGGATTTGCTGCGTTGCCTTTCGTAAGAGCCGCTACGGTCTGCTGCATAATGTCAGCCTGTACCCGTTTAGCCTGCTCTTCTTTCCGAGCGTTTTCAGCCGCTTCGTACTTCTTGTTGAGTTCGTCCAGCTGTTTCTGCATTTTCTCGGCGGCAGTCTGGTCTCCTGTACCTTTTGCCGTGAGTTCTTCCACCTTTGCAGTGAGCTCGGTAATTCTCGCGTCAGCTTCGTTTTTAGATGTGCGGAACTTTGCGGATTCACCATTCAGTCGTGAGATCTCCGTTTTTACGGCCGATATCATCTCCGCGCCATTTTCCAATTTGCTTAACGCTTCATACAATTCTGCCAATGTCATAATAAGTACCTCCTGTGTACTGTAATAATGGGCTCCTGTCCCAACAAAAAAGACCGTTCTTTAACGCCTACGGACGGGCCCCTGTCCCGCGAAAAGGCAATATAAAAGCACTCATAACGAGTGCTTTTTAAATAACAAAAAATTAAATATTTTTACGCGTAACTACAGCAGTGTCATGATACCGTTTTTGTCGAACTCTGGCTTTTTAAAAAAATCATCATAGCTTTTTACCGCTCTGGGCGGCGCTTCGGGTGTAAGCTGTAGATTTCCTTCTTCGTCTTCATAGTACCATTTTTTATTCGTAAGAAAATAAGGTCTATCAGCCAAATCTGATAATGTGCACATTTTATCCATCTTCATTCCACCTCTCTAACCATTTTTTCAAAGCCTGCCCCAAGACATTAGTTTTGCCGCATCTCATATTTGCATGACATTCTGCGAAAAATTCAAACTCATCTTTACGACCATACTCAGATAAATACTTTGTGTAATTTCTGAAATTCACCTTTTTATCGATTTCCTTAGCGCATGCTATGACTTCTTTTCGAATAAGCTTTGCTTGCCGTTTAAACTCATCGCCAACTGCCCACGTCGGTAAACCTTGTGTTCGCTCATACAAAGCGACTACCTCAATAACATGTCCAAACTCGTGACTTGCAGTGTAATGCAGGGCTTCTTTGTCCGCTGCGGGCATCTTAAACCCCGATTTTTCCTGCGCCGCAACGCTTGCTTTAATAGCCGTTACATCGTGTAGCAGCTTTGAACTCAGCCTCACCTTTATACTACCTGGGAGCATGCTGAATTGCGTAGCGCCATTCGCCACTCCGCTTAGATTCGTTTCTATATCAAGCCCATACTTTTCTATATGCTTTGCCAATTTCGAGTTGTCGTTAACGACTTGAAACACTTCCACCATATTAGCCTCTCTTATCGGTTCTTTCAGAGCTGATAGATCGACATTAACGCCCAAGCTTCGCAGTTCTTTTTCAAGGTCTTTTTCTTTTATTGTACCATCTTTTATCCTGCTTTTCATCTTTTCGCCGCTGTATCCGCGTGCTTTTTCTGTCCAGCTTCGCCCAGCTTTGACGTCTTTTTCACCGTATACGCCGAGTATTCGCTGCCTGTTCGGCAGTGTCTGTTTATCCAACCACTCTCTGCCGCCCTCTTCTATTCTTGCGCGCGGCGTTTCGCTTTTTAGCAGCTTAGATCCTACCATCACGGGACGAAGGTGACACATACAGTTCGGGTGAACAGGAAGAGTCGGTACCTTATCTTTTGGAAATATGCCAGGCCCCATACCATATAAATCGGCTTCCGCGTACATGTCGCAGATGTCGCAAAACGAATGCGCCGTGGACATCTTCCATTTGAACGCTATACAGTCTTCATCACTTGCCCATTTTGCCATAAAACCATCGTTATATGCTCTTGCCATCTCGGTACGTGCGATACGTCGTGCAAAGTACCGCGTGCGCTCCTGCGTCGCCGTATAGACTGCTTTTTCAATGCGTTTTTCATTTCCAGAAAGTACAGCATTCTTTACTTGTGTGTACGCAGCTTTCAATCCCTGTACATTCAGTTTCTTCAGGTTTCGTTCTACCGCCCGTATTGTTTTCTGGAACTCTGCACCGTTATATTCTTTTGCTTTTGCAATTTGCGTCAGCTGCTTTAAAAAATCGGGGATATCTTGTTCGGGCAGTGTGTGTCCGTAGCCGTACCCATCGAAAATCGCAAGAGCTGCTTTTTGTACAGTCTGCCCTTTCTTTACCGCTTCGGCGATAACCGCGGCGGCTTGCTTTGTAACTTCTTTTGCGCCCCGCGTTGTTCTTTTAGACAACGCCAATCCGTCGGCAGCCCATACCGCAGTAGACGCTTTTTTTAGCAGCGGTTTGGCGACACCTACCGCGCCGCCTCTTTTCATTTCTCCGATTAGCTGCGGCTCTATTTCCCCCTGCATGATTTTCATGACCGGATACAGCTTGTAGGCTTCGTCGACAGCCTCTTTCGGTGTTTTCCCCGCTTTCAAAAGCCGCTTTATTTCAGCTTGAAAAGCTTTAATCGCCTTGTCCGTCGCCGTCAGGATCATCTACATCACCATCTTCAAATGCGCTGTTCTGTTTACTTTCTTCGATAGCGGCCGCGACTTCTTCAATCATCTTGTCGTAAGTTTCCGGCGGCAGATTCGGCATGTACGCTTCCAGTACCTTTTTCAATACTTCAAGCTTGTACGTCGGACTATCAAAGCCCAGCTCAAGCGCTGCTGCCGCATTAGACAAAGAATCCACCACATCATTAATCTTGAAGTCACGCGGGTATTCGCAGTTGTAATCGACCGTCTCACCTGACCACATCTCAAATAATTTAACGATGGCTTCGTCGGCGTCCTCGCAGCGTACAGCAAAATCCGCCAGCCGCTTATTCGTTTTTTCAAAATCCCACTGCTTAGCCACCCCTGATTTACTTTTGTCACTTTGCACCCCGATAACTGAATCTAAGCCGGACATACGAAACATTTCCTTGATGATCCTGTCCATCTGTTCCGTCAACATTTCTGCGGGTGCCGCGGGCGGCGCAATGAAGTCGGGCGTATGCGACGCGTCAGCCGGGTAAATGAGTGCGTTATTCGTGCCGACTGTTACTTCGCCGGTGCCGTCATCTGGCATTGTCAGAATGCCGAAAGCCTGATCTCTCAAGAGTTGAGTATGCCAGCTGCAAAGTTGATAAAGAAAATAATTTGCCTGCGCCACCGATAAATATTCCGACGGCGGTTTAATAATTTTCCTGTCTGTGTTTCTTGCGAGCCACTGCACAACCGGAACGCATCCTATATTGTGGCTGCCTGTCGTTTTGCCGTCGCCATTTCCAATTGCCCACGAGTCTTGTGTCCAAGTATACGTCTCCGTGTTTTTCGCGTTTGCCCCCACTTGCGATGTTTCGGTGTATTGAAACATCGTTAAACGGCCGTATCGGTCGATTGCCCAGTTTTTAATCTGCGCGGGTGTAACAATTTTTAAAAACGGCAGCTTGCGTCCCGCAACAGCGTCACTTCTACGTTCCGCCAACTCATCACTGTTATCAACAACAATATATGCGACGCCGTATAATTTTGCTTGCAACGCCGCCGATTTACAAAAATCCTGATAATCCGTGCCGGTTCGGTCACAGTCATCAAGAAATGCTTGAAACAATGTAGAACCGTTATAGTCACGCTTGATATCGTTTTTGAATATCGGATCTACCGCGGCATTAACAATCGGCCCGGTATAATTCAAGTAGTAAGCGAGCCCCTGTCTGTCTTTATAGTTTGCCGGGTCTTCTCTCGGATGCTGCCTCAGTCCGGCTCCATTCTCAAAAAGCCCGGTACCGAAATATGCGTCTGTCAAAAGACTGTATTTATCCATTTGTCACCTCAATATAAATTACTCCGCACAGCTTTAACCTTGAACCGCGCAGGCATTAAATCTTCGCAGCCGTACCGGACGGCGTCTATTGCATGATTGTTTTTATCTGGATATGCACTGATGTACTGTCCGTCGCGCGTTGTTTCGTATTCGTACGTCACAAATTCTTTATACGCATTCGGACAGCGCTTTTTATCTATGACAATAGCCGAAAGCCCCTGCAGCCACCTCATGCCAAATTCGACACTGCCAGGGCCTTTTTTAGCCGCTATAGCTCTTAACCCCAATTCATTTAACTCTTTAATCGACTTCGGCTCCGCGCTATCCGGACGGATTAATGCTGTTTCCGTGATTTTCTTTTTTATTTTTACCGCTGCCTGCCTGTTCGTCAGCTTCGGCTGATAAATTTCATCGAAAATATATAATATTTCTCGTTTTACGTCGTAGTGCATGCAGATAAACGCCAGCGGATCCACTGCGAAGCCAAAATCTAAGCCGTACCGCCTGCGGTCAAACTGCTGTATTTCTTCGTCGGTAATCCGCTTCTCTGTGACGTTCTCAAAAACAGCTCCGCCCGTTCCGGTAATCTCACCAAGATACTCATGCCGGTATGCAGTTTCGTTTTTCGCTTTGAGCTTGTCTGCTTCGTAGATGAACTGCGAGCCTAACCAATCCGGATTGACACTTAAGTAGTCTGAACGATGAACAAGTCTATCCTGTTCATCAAGCAGCATTTCTTCGTTTACCCAATTGTTAGCCGACTTCGGCGGATTGTATGAAGAGAAGCACCAGAATTTAGATCCGCCGCGCATGAGAGATTGGTTTAGATTGCGGATTTCTTCCATTCCTGCGAACTGATCGAGTTCTTCGTACCAGACCACCCCGACATACCCGAACGGCAGCTTGATAGACTTGATTTTCGCTTTATCGTCAACGCCAAAGAATAAAATCTTCTGCCCCGTTGCTTTCCTCACCATTTCCATTGGGCTAATTGTCATTTTCCATTTATCCGATATGTGCAAAGCGTCAAGCGCCCATTCCATCTGTGTATAGACAGAATTTCTAAGCGTATTTGCGACTTTTCGCAAAACGACAGCGTGGCATTCGGGATTTTGCATAAGAAGCAGCAGGATTTCAAGTGATACGTAAGAAGATTTTGTGCTGCCTCGGCCACCGGCTAACACGTAATGCGTGTGATCATGCCGTTTAACATCCTGATGAACAGAGAAAAACGAAGGCGCCATCTTTTCGCTAAGTTTAATTTGTATCATCGATAATCTGCACCTCTTCCGCCCCAGTCTTACTATCCTGATCTTCGAACAGGTGGTGGCGTTTCCCCATGAGTTCCAGTGCTTTTATACGATCTTTCGCAGATAAACGCTTTTTGATGATTTGTGCTGCACTAACGCCGTCGCCCAAGCCTTCGACGACGACAACCTCTTCTTTGAGTTCGCCTCTTCCTGCCTTAGACAGTAGATACTCAACTTCTTTAGCTGACATAATCGTTTTATCGTAGTATTCATCGCGCATTTTCTTAATACGGCTTTGAATTTCAACATTTTTCAACAGCCGTTGTCCCATTGAATATGCTGTTTTATCACTGTATCCGGCTCGTATAGCCGCTTGCGTTGCATTTAAGTCTATTAAATATTCGACACAAAATTTCTCCTGCCTCGGTGTCACGCCACCACCTCCTTTCCCTCGGACAAACGAAAAGCACACGCCGGGGAGTGGCATGTGCTTTTCAAATTGAGGAGGAAAGTATCTCGCGATATTTTCACACTATCATAATACCACATTTAAAAGTCGCATTTAGTCGCAACTTGTGTTTTTCGTGAAATTTCTTGAATTGCCCGGTCTCTCATTCTCATACATGTACTCCTGTCAAAATGATGATCCAACGCAATCTTTTCCCAAAGAACATTCATGAAATATCGGTCAATCATAATCGACTTTTGCTCTGGGTCGGAAAGCAACGCAAGCAGCCTGAACCCTCTTGTGATCATATCTCCATACCTGTTGAGCTCTTTAATCCGCAATTCTTCTGATTGTGCCATTTTCTGTTCGAACGCAATTACGATGTCTGACAAATCGGATGGAGAGCCGCCATCCACAGGCTCCTTGTCGTATCTACAGCCTTTTAAAGAGAACAAATCCATCTCGCACTGCTGGCGGTATTGATTCAAAGAGTCAATATGCTTCCTGCATCGTCGGATTTCTTCAAAAAACTCTTCGATATCACCGCGTACCCGTTTTAATTCAAAATGCAATTTAACTGCCGTTTTTTCGTAAGTCGGATCTGGATTACGAAAAATGCCTGGTCGCATTCCGTTATTCATCATCTTCTCCTTTCATGATTTTAAGCATTTCCTCTTTGTGCATTTCTGCCGATTCTTTTGTCTTGAAACAATTCCCAATCGCTCTGTTTGAACAATCAAAAGTATTATCAGGAACGAACGTTTTATCAAGTACCCTCCCGCCAGCAGTTACAATCCAGTATGTTTCACCACCAACAGGTTTAAACGGCTTTACTTTAAATTCATAAACATCGAAATATTTTATAAAAACAGCCCATATTGAATTATCATGCCATTCTCCTTTATTATTTTTTGTAAGTAGTTTCCCCTCATAGAACTTATTGTTAAAGTATTCTCCACTTGCGAGCCGCGCTTCAAACTCTTCATCTTCTGCAACGCCAATCCTATCCATCAACATTTTCATCACTTCTTCTTTTAGTGTTTTCATACTCTTCCTCCCTTCCTCAATGCAGCATTTTTCACAAACACTGTCCATCTTGTTTTCGCTCTTTTATCCCCGAAAATCGGCTTATACGGTGATAATTTCACCTCTGCGTTTCATTTTCTCTTCCACCATTTATGACATCCTATTCTCATAAGATATAACTTGACCTCGATCGGAATTTTTTCTGTTTTGATGTACTTCGGTTTTTTCTTTATCTCACATATATAATCATCAACTACAATTATTCCTGCCTCCGGGAATTTATCATTAAGTTTTTTGTGGATTTCATCTTTTTTGACTGCATATAGTTCTCCATCAAACGCATAATAAACGCTTCTTGTGTATTTAGTTATGTGATTTTCTTTTTTACGGAAATCTGCTAAAAAATCGCTGTAACTACATTTACATTCGATTTCATTCATATAGTCGTTTCCGTTTATTGTGATTAAATCCGCTTCGTGCCTGATACCCTCAAACGGATAATCAAACCTTTCTAAATCCCCTCTCTTGTTATATTTTGGAATTTTACAGCTTGCCCATGCAAAATTAACGTTAGGTATGGTTATTTGTTTTATACCAAAGAAGTTAGCAACACGGTACTGTATCTCTGCTTCCTTTTTCCCTTTCGGCATAGTTCATCCCCCCCTTAATCGTTATCTCAATCCTTGGATTCTTTCTGTCGGTAAATACTTCCTGCGTCAAGTGCACGTATTTCCTGCTGTCGTTTTGGATAAGCCCTATATCCTGCAGCGCATCAAGTATAAACTTTGCCGCACTCATCACATTATCTTCATCCCGGCGCATATCCTTTTCATAATATTCGATACGGATATTTACTTTTTCGGTAAACCTTTGTCCTTGCACTTGCGGCTGCAGAATCAGAATAATTTGTCTCTGCGTTTTCTTCTTGACGCCTGCCCCCGCGTACTTATTCAGCCGGTTGGCAGCAATCAAGTCATTCATGCAGGGAAGGCGCCCAGGTATTATGAGCTTCATATGCCACCGCCTAATCGAATCAAAACGTATGTCAGCGCTACTAATATTCCGATAAGAACGCACTGTATAAGCATCAGATATAGTTCAAACTGTCCGAAAAGATAATATTTATCCCCTCTGTCATTGTAAAGTTTCACTTCATGCTCCTCTCTCGTTGCCAAAAGTGGCAACGATGGTGATTAAGTTGTTCATTTTTCGTGCCTCTCTCTGTAAATCCGCTCTTCCTCGCTGCGCAGCTTTCTTGCCGCTTCGTCGAGTTTTATCGCCGCGTACATAATCAAGACAATAAACACTACAACGCTTGCTACATCTATCACCGTATTCATTGCTATCACCCCTTAGATCAGATATAAACGTCTATTCTCCCTGATTCATAAGCGCTCCTGATATCGTCAAAAACGCTTCTCGCCTCTTCTACCGTTTCGTATTCCAGCTCAAGCTGTTTGTACGTCCCCGGCATGTAGATAATGAGGGCTTTCCCTTTCTGTTCAACATACGACGGGTTCATTGCTATGATCCCGTTTTCTTCCGATATGACCATAAATCGATTACTTCCCATCTCTGTTACTCCTTTCTTCTGCTTCATTTCTTCCGATTCCACCCCAGAACATAAGCCTTTCTATCGCCTGTTCTTTGTCCATACATTCGACTATCAGCAGGATTCCATTTCTATTGTCTATCGCAAGATGTACAAGCCGGTTTTCATAATCGTCTTCATAAGCGCAATAGAACAGTCCCTTTTGATTGAATTTCCCATCTTTTCCGGGAACGGAAAAATGCATGTTGAAAAATTTCGTATCTATATTTCTGTAAATTTTTTCATCCTTTGTCGATCCAGCTATCGTCTTATCCATGTTTCGCCCCCCTTAAGCCTCATTTTTCCGCAGGCTTTCTCCTGCTTCTATAAGCAACCTGTTCGCATGCTTCAACCTGTCAAAAATCCGTGCCATGTACCTCTGATTCATTTCTTCCGGCGTCTTATTCGTCGTAATGATTACCGGCAGGAGTTCGTTGTACCGTTTAGATATAATTGCATCGACCGCGTTCAGTACCCAGTCATTTTGATACTCCGCTCCCATGTCATCAAGAATCAGTAGGTCTGTTTCTTTTGTACGCGTCCGGACTTCCTGCGAAAGATTATTCTGCAGAAGGCTGTCCATCAATTCCGGCATAGTGATGAAATACGCCCGGTTGTAATCTTTCATGATCTCCTGCGCTATGGCCACCGCCATCGTGGTCTTCATACGTCCTACTGGTCCGGCGAAGATAAGCCCTTGCCCTTTTGCCTTATGTGTTTTGAAATTCTTAGCGTAATCTTTCGCAATTGCATAATGGCTTTTCAGCAGCTTAGAATTCGGTAATCCTTTTCTTTCAATGTTCTGAAACGTGCAAGCATGGTACCGCCTGCCTATTCCGGCTTTATACAGCCGATTTGTCCATTTTTTTCTTTCTTCTGCCGCCTCTTCCGCTTCCGTTTTTGGATTTTGCTCATTTAAGCGGCCATTGTTTTTGATAAATGTCTCCATTTTTTTCCGGAGATCATCCATATCCCGTCCGATTCGTTCCATTGTCACCATCCGTCTTTGATACCTTTCCACTCTTCCAGAGAAGCGATATGTCCATAGCTTCCTTCCGACTTTTTGCGCTTATGTTTTTTGAGCGGCCAAAATCCGAGCCATTGATTTTCTATTGATTGCTCTACAATGAGAACAGCGTCCTCTATATTCCCGTTTGATAACTTCTTGAGTTGTGTCAGGTTCTTTTTGAGAGCCGTCGGTGATACAGAAGCTTTCCTCTGTTTCCTCATGTCCATCCACTTTTTGATTGATTTCTCCAGTTCAGGATTGGATGAAAAGTAAGATTGAATGATTTCATCTTGAGAAGAAAGAACGTTCTTTTCTTCTTCCTTTTCTTTACTTTCCTTTCCTTTTCTTTTCTTTACTTTACTTTGTTCATTACTGTATACATTAATCGAGTTATTGCATACATTAATTGAGTTATTGTCGACATTAACGGAAATGAGTGCAAAATCCCTACGGAGAAACGCTGCTTTTCTTCGAGAAGTTACCTCCAAAAATCTTTTCTGGATTCCCGCAGAAGTCAGAATTCCATGTTTTTCCTTCATGCCTGCATCAAAGAAACCGACCTGTAAGGCTCTTTTAACAACCTCTTGTACGCATCCTTCCGTGACGCCAATCTCATCCGCCACTATGAAAGGCAAATCTTCTGTCCACCAAATGTAGTACCCCTCGTCTCGATAGCAGCTACCCAGCAGCCAGATTAGTACTGAAATTGCCGACGCACCGCATGACTTAATTATCCGGCGCACTTTCATATCCTGTAAAAAGCCGACATCCAAGGGAAAGTAATCAAGCCCTTGTTTGAGCGGCCGTGCCATGGCATCACCCCTTTCAAGTAACCGTCACTCATTCCAGCGGATACAGAGTCCCGTCTACATACTCATAGATCCTGATTCCTTTTGCTTTTGCATAACCGTATTCGGACATACAGCCGCGGCTATGCCGCCAGTATCCGGACAGAATCAGGAAAGTGCAGTTGTTGAGAAGTCTAAAATCGTACCGGAGAATCTCCGTTTCTTCCATATCTTTTCCCTCAAAGAATGAATACGCATGAAGAGGAGATATGATCGTCAGGTTGGGGTATTTCTTCATGATTTCATACGCGATGTCTCCTGTTTCTTCCGCATTAGCTTCCTTAATTTCTCCCGCAAATACTTTCGCAAATACTTTCGAGCTTTTAGCGACGGGAGCGTAGGGAGCGTAGGGATGGGCCAAGTAGGCCATCCCACACTCCATCCTTGGAAGAGGATTTCTCTTAATTTCTTCCATCACTCAATACCTCCCCAGTTTCTTTATCTACCGTTGACGGCATTTCATCAAACGGGATTTCTTCGTCCTGCGGTGTTTGTGCTTCCGCGTCAATCGTCACCGTTTCGTCCGGCAAGTCCGCCATGTTCTCCGAAATATTAGATTTAATTGTCTCATCTGCCGCCAGGGCCCGGACAAAGTCTGTTTTTATCGGCGCATATTTCAGCATCTTCTTGATGACCGTTTTCTTTGCCATCTCGTCAAAATACTTAGTCCACGGAGAGTACGGGCTACTAAAAGACTGGCTTGTCTTTTTAGCGTGATTGATGACATCTTCGCGGCTCATGACCTCGAATCCGTAACCACCGTTTACCATATGGAATACGGCATAATACATGATCACGTTTCCCCGGTCATGCGTAGCCGGGATATGTTTCAATTTGGGTTCCAGACCGAATTCGTACTCAAAGGTATCATTCTCGTATACTTCGTGTGCCTGAATGTCTTTGATTTCGCCGCTCCGGTATGCTAAATCAATTCCGCCTTTATAGCCTAACTGGAATTGGCATTCTAACTTCCCTTTGTTTCTGTACGGAATTAAGTATGCCTGCCCGATTGGTGTGTTCGGTTCAAGCCCAAGCTGGGCCGCCTGCATCATAGCCCCCAAGAAACTCTGTGGAGTGCATTCCTTTAACTGCGGGTTGCTTGATAATGCTGTAAATACCATCCGGGTAAACCGTTCCGGAGTAATAACGCTTGGAAGGGCTTTTTTGATTTCCGGTTCCATCGCTCGGATTAGCCCCTGAAGAGACCCGTCTTTCTTCTGCTCTGCAACTGCTGTGTTTCTTTTTGTTAAACCGCCTTTTGTGTTCATTTTTTGCCTCCTGTTTTAAACTTGAAAACCTTCCGGATATTTTGTACTCAACGGACGATAATTTGCTCCGTCCTGCTCTGTTTTCCCGCATTTTTTACATTCCATTTTTGGGATCACATTCAGATGAAAATTGGCGTCATCGTACCCCGGTTTTTCTTCTTCATACCCACAAAATGGGCAGACAAATAATGCCCTGAAATCTCTTCTGTTCTGCGAAAGTATCTCTTTAATTCTCATTTTTTATCCTCCACTTTCAAACTCATATAATGTTCCCATCGGAAAATCGGCTTTCCCGATGGGGTGTGACCGGTTCTGATCAATGCCGATTCGTTGACCTTGTCTGCTAAAATTCCGCGGATAGGCGGGGTGGAAAGGCCTCTCATGACCTTTACCCTCGTACCTATTTGCAGGGAGTTAAACTCGTCTTTATTCATTACCAGACCCTCAATGTGCGGCTTGCTTTGCTTAGTGTGACAAGCCCCATTGCTTTCAATGCTTCATAACTTCCAGGATCCGCTTTTTTCACTTTGGATATTGAAATAGATTCTCTCGGTGTACTTGTTTTGAATGTCACCTTGTAATCTCCGATGCGTCCTGTTTCATAATTCCCCATGATTTCTGCCAGCAGATTTTCTTTCAATTGGATATTTTCTTTCAGTTTGTTAATAGTCTCTTTATCCAACTTCACACTTTCAATCAGCGGCAGCGCTTCATCCGGAAGCACCATCTCGGATCCTTTGTCTTCCTTGAAATAAATTCCCAAAGCAGTGGCGCAGGATTTAGATCCGTCTACCGGAGGCGGTGTTTTTGTTTCTACCAGATTCCAGAATTCTTTTTCCGCTTCAATAAGCGCCTTGATATCGTCTTCGTTTCGTTCTATTTTTTTCCAGCGTGCTTCGTTTCCGCCTAAGAGAACCGCGATGTACCAGTAGTCAGCTCCAGTTACCGCCATATAATGTAAACACTGGCAGTAATAAGCGTCGGGAATTTCATCGCCTTTCCATTTTTTATACTGAGAAACGCCGGCGGTCTTGATTTCAAGCCCTGCATTTTCGCCGATAACCGTTCTGTCTACATTCGCAATCATGAACGGGTATTCTTTGTTGCGAAGAGTACCGAGCCGCTGTACCTTTTTACCGGTTTCTTCATTGAACCAGTCGGCAATATTCGCTTCGTTTTTCTGTCCCCAATATACGAATGGATTTCCTGTCAAATCTTCCGGTGCAGCCTCGCCAATTTTCTCCAGCCAGAGCTGATATGGTGACTTGTACGAATTCAGCCCCATGATCACTGATGCGTCACTGCCGCCAATCCCCATGTTCCTTACTTTTAGCCATTCGTCGCGGTTGTCCGCGTCTTTTACAGATAAAATCAAGTCGCAATTTGTATATGCCATTTGTTTATTCCTCCTGTTTTTGTTACAATAGAGGCGGAAAGTCTTAGCGATTCTTTTCCGCCTGCCGATTGATGCCGCGAACATCAGTCGGCTTTTTCAATTTCATTGTTTAGCCAATCTATGGCTTCCTGTCGAGTTTCAAAAAACTCCGTCCAGCAATCATTTGCACTATTATCTAATGCACACCACTTCTTTAAGGTGGTGTCAAACGCTAACAATTTGCATTTTTTACACTTTTTCTTATTTATCCAATCTGCGATATACCAGCTGAGAGTATGAATAGATACTTCCCTGATTTCTTCTGCATTCACTGATTTCTCTCCTCCTCGATGTTCAATTTATTAATAAAAAGAATTATTTCCCAGAAAATTTCTAAACGTACACTCGCTTTAGCTGCGTTTATCATGTCGCCTTTTTTACCCAACTCCGCATAAATATTCGACTCTTCCTTATACCTGCAGATTAAATATTTGACTACCTGTCCAAACTTTTCTGTGTTATCCATTTCGTGCCTCCTTTACTTTTAAAAACCTTGACTATCTAAATCTGACTCTATTCCGCGGATAATGCATTCGATTTCGTGCTCCATGAGTGATGACGCATTCTCTTTGCAGATCTCCAGTGCGTTCAGAACTAAATCCCAATCATCTTTGACTAATGTCACGCTGAATGGTCTGTCATCCATTTCTTGCCTCCTTCACTTTGACTACAATCAACATGCCCGGCTGCAGATTGCCCACGTCCCGGATCCTGTTGTCTTTCTTTGCTTGCCAAACTAATTTTCTTAAATCCTCTTTGTCGGTCGCTATTTCTCCGCAGATGTCCCAGAGCGTGTCGCCTGCCCTTACCTCCCGGCGGTACTCGACGATTTTTACCTCCGGGAAGAGCCGGTTGTAGATGTTGTCCGCGTCAACCGCGGCGCCGGCTAAGAGAACAACTGCCGTAAATGCGATTAAAAACGTACGCATGATAGTTTCTCCGCCACGGCGATAAGCATCGTGATAAGTACGAATAGCCACAACCAGTTCATCATTTTGTCAA